CGGTCAAACCCCCGGCCAGTACGTGCCCTTCCGCAGCTACATCAGTGGCTTCGGCGATGGCACCGGCACCGCAACGGTCTACATGACCAACGAGGACGCCGCCCTGTCCAACCGCATGATCGAGGACGTGCTCCAGCGCCAGCAAACTGGTGCAGCCTTCAAGCTCTACACCGACCGCGTGTTCAGCGGCGGCACTCTGAGCGAAACCCTGAGCCGCTCGATCTCGTTTGATGCAGTGCTGACCTCGGCCAGCCTGAACATCAACCCCGACGACGCCCAATCGGTGACCGTCAACTTCCGCCCCGCTGCTACGCCTACCTTCGATTTCAGCCAAGCCTGATAATCTGCTGTCGCAGCCAGTTCAGCAGCCCCGGCCCCAAGCCGGGGTTTTTTATTTCTACTCCGCTACACTAATCGCATACCCCAAGCACTGGTATGCCCGTTCCTGTACGCGCAATCGACCGTCTCCGCAAGGCCGCCAACCTGGAGCCCGTCAAGAAAGTAGTAGAGCTTTCCGATGGCACCAAATTCGAAATGTGGGTGGCACCGCTGACAATGGCTGAGCGGGAACGCGCCCAAAAGCAAGCCAAGTCCGACGATGCCAACGCCTTCGCACTCCAACTGCTGATTGCTAAGGCCCTCGACGAATCCGGCGCCAAGCTTTTCAGCGTCGGCGAGGTGGACGTACTGAAAAACGAAGTTAAGGACAAGGACCTGCAAGCGCTCATGCTGGCAATCCTGACCGACGACGCCGAGCCCATCGACCCAAAATCCTGAGCGCCGAACTCCGCAAGGACAGCTGGCTCATGCTCCAGTTTGGCGTCGCCAAGGAACTGGGCCTAACCCTGACCGAAGTTCGGACGACCATGACTGCCGAGGAGCTACTCGGCTGGAGCGCCTACTTCCAAATCCTGAACGAAGACCAGCAAAAGGAAATCGACAAGGCCAAACGCCGCCGCTAGCCCGGCGGCTTTTTTACACCGTAAACTGAAGTACCAGAGTGTGACCAGACGCCGTGGCCTCCTACAGAGCTGATATTGAAATCGGCGTAAAAGGTTTACGGCAAGTAGACGCGCTTAAAACCAAAGTAGAAGAACTATCTAAAACTATAACCGATCTAGCTTTCAAAAGATTCGCAATAAACGACAGTTTATTGCGTAAATCTGCATTTTTTGTTGCTCAAGAACAAAAGTTAATAGCCGCTAGGCAACAATACAATGATGGTATTCGTGAATCTGTTCGTTTAGCGGTACAGTTCCAAAGTCAACTGGAAAGATCTGCAGCATTTGCAGCAAAGATTCGTCAGCAAAGTGCTAGAGCTTTACCGCAAAGCAGTATCGCGGGATTACTTACGAGTGAGGCTACCGCCACTCCCTTTCGTGTGTCGGAGCGCAAAGCAGCACGTATTGATGCTGCGTACACTAAGTTGGCTATAGCGGCAGAAGGTACTTCATCTGAATTAACTCGTATAGGTACAGAAGCCCAAACCTTCAAAGCTTTACCCGCTGCAGGGCAAGCAACTGTTAATTTTTTTCAAATTGCCGAAACAGCAGCTCGTGCTATAGATGCGCAAAACGCAACAACGTATAGGTATGAAAGGGCACTAGCAAAATTAGCTGCAGCAGCGGAAGGGACTGTAAGTTCATTTGTACGCATACAAGCAGGTACTGCTTTATTTGCTGGACTGTTAGCACCAGCAAATATAGCCGGTTTATTACCTTATGGATTGCCTACAGGAGGTCAAAAACGTCTTCCCCCAAGAAGAATCGCAGGTTACCTGCCTCCTGCAGGAGGATTTACCCCGGAAATGAATAGACAACAATTTTTTCCCGTAGGCGGCCCAATACCGCTAAATCAATATGGGAGTTCTCGGCGCAATAGCGCCGCCGCAGCTTTAGGGCAGACACTTAGGGGCCGAGCTGGCGGAGCCATAGGCAATGCGCTTATCGGCGGGGCCTTCCCTTTATTGTTTGGGCAGGGAGCGGGTGCTGCTGCGGGCGGTGCCATTGGCGGCCTTGTTGGAGGTGCTTTTGGGGGTGTAGGCGGTTTTGCAGGATCTTTGATCGGCACTCTTCTCGGTGACATTGCAAGCCGCGGCGAAGCCGTAAAAGCACTGGCAGAAGATATCGGTTTTTCAGCACAACAAACTAAGCAACTTTCCGACGCTTTTAAAGTTGCTAACACCGATGTAGAAAAATTTACAGCTGTTATCCAGAACATCCGCGGCCTCGGTTTAGAAATAGAAGATCAAGCCAAAGCGATTCAACTTGTTACTGTGCTCACAGATAAGTATGGTGGGTCATTTGAGAGAACAGGTAACGCTATCACGTCAGCTCTTGAATCTGGAAAAGTAACACAAGCAACACTTAATCAGCTTACAAGCCAAGGAATAAATATCCAGCAGGCGTTGGCAGATAAATTTGATGTTAATAGAGATGCCATTCTCAAAATGGCAAAAGACGGTAAAATTTCTGTGCAATCGCTAATTGATACACTTGTAGATCTGGGTAACGCACCAGGAAAAGCGGCTAAGGAAACACAGACAGCCAGTCAACTATTCCAAAACGCCATTAAAAATTTAACAAATGTCGTCGGCCCAGAACTGCAGCGCCTTACCGAGCTATTTCTTAATTTTGGTGCGACAGCCCTTAATGCGCTAACTAATGTTTTGACTCGTTTGGGTGAAGTAGGTAGGGCTATAGAAAACAGAATTGCAGGGGACACGCTTAAAAACGCCCAACAACAGTTTAGACGTGATTCTCAAGCACTTAAAGATCTATATGCAGTTCCAACCGAAAAACGGACACAACAACAAGTACAGCGGATAACAACGCTGGAGAAACTGCAGAAAGGGCGTATGCAGGTAATACAATCTGCGCAACCGCAAAAACAGACACAGCTGGAAACTTTTACTGCTCCCAGTCAAGCTGCACCGTCAGGCGGCGGGAAGGGCAGAAATAAAAAAGAAAGAGAAAGCCAAGTCCCATCGCTTCAAAATGAACTTGCGCTGCAAAACAAAATTCTTGAGATCGTTACAGATACCGGCTTAGCCCGTTTGGCTGGTAATAAAGCAACGGAAGCCGCTTTGCAAATTGAACAAGTTCTAGAAGAAAGAAGTGCCAAAATTGCTGCTATTAACTTGGAGAACATTCCTGATGCGGAAAAGGAATTGAAAATTAAAATTGCAACCGCAGAGGCAGACAGGCAATTAGTAGAGGCAAGTTTTGCTAGACAGAATGCCGCACAAGATCTTCGCGTTGAGCAGCAAAAACAAATAGCCGACGCATTGTCCGGCTTGGATATGGAGCTATTAAAAGTTCAAGCCAAAACAGACATTGAAAAACAAGCTATTCAATTTCTTGAGATTGAAAATCAATTAAAGGCGCAAGGCATAACGCTTAGCGATGCAGATAAAGAAGCAATACGTGGCAAAATTGCAGAAATACAAAAACTGACAAAAGAGCAAGAAGCGGCAAATGCCAAGCTTGAAATGGAAAAAGATTTATTTGAAGGTATTTCAAGCACGGTTGCTAGTACATTTAGCGGCGCTATTGATGCTGCTGTAAAAGGTACTGAAAACCTTGGGGACGCATTGAAAGGACTTGCTGGTGATCTGTTGGCAACGATTGGCAAAATGATGATTATGTACGGCATTGCTCAAGCGCTTGGTGCCGCTGGTGGTTCTGATGGTGTCGGTGTGTTTTCTTTCTTGGCTAAAGGTTTTGGCTTTAAGGGCGCAAGGGATGGTGCATATTGGCCTGGAGGATTTGAAGCTTTTGCTCAAGGTGGTGTTGTAACGAGCCCCACGATGGGCTTGATTGGCGAAGGTGGCGAACCTGAATACGTCATCCCGCAATCCAAGATGTCCGCCGCCATGTCTCGCTATTCGCGTGGCGCACGCGGGGAATCTGTAATTCCAGGCAGCGGCACCAGCGCTCAGGGCAGTGGTGCGGCAACCGCAACGATGGAACCCATCGACGTTCGCTACAGCGTTGAGCGCATCAATAATGTCGAGTACGTTACGGCTGACCAATTCCGAGCCGGCATGGCACAAGCCGCCCAACAAGGCGCCGTCCAAGGCGAACGCCGCGCCATGCGGACCCTGACTAACAGCGCTGCTGCTCGCGGGAGGCTCGGAATCTGATGGAATTTAATTACGGCCACCTGTTCGAGGTTGGCCCAACCAATCAAACCCGCTTCAGCTTCCAAAACTTTCGCATCAACGAACAGATTACGCACAACAATCGCAACTACCTATACCTACCTTTCGGATTTGGTGGTGCGGTTGCAACGCTCAAGGGCGACAATCTAGATGCCACCTTGCAATTCGGCAACACCGATATCACG